GCTGATTCTGTATTTAGTAACAAGGCTATTGTAACAGATGTAGATTATACGGCAGGTACATTTGACGTAGCTTACTACGAAGGAGATGGACAAACATTTGATACTGGTGTTAGATTATCTGTATTTATTTACGGTTCTGAGTTCGGTAAAGGAACAAGCGGGATGCAAGAGTCTGTAGAGGCTGAAGATAATATCTTCGAGAACTCTCCAATCATCATCAAAGAGAAGTACGCTGTTAGTGGTTCTGACATGGCTCAAATTGGATGGGTTGAGGTTCAAACTGAGAATGGTGCTACTGGATACTTATGGTATTTAAAGTCTGAGCATGAAACTCGTTTACGTTTCGAGGATTACTTAGAGACTGCAATGGTAGAGGCTGTTCCTGCTGAAGCTGATTCAGGTGCTGTAGCTGTAGCTAAAGGTTCTGAAGGTATGTTCTACGTTGTAGGAGATAGAGGTAACGTATGGTCAGGTGGAAACCCAACTACACTTGCTGAGTTTGATACAATCGTACAACGTTTAGATAAGCAAGGCGCTATTGAAGAGAATGTATTATTCATTGATCGTCAGTTCTCTTTCGATATCGATGATATGTTAGCTTCACAGAGTTCTAACGCTGCTGGTGGTGTGTCTTACGGTTTATTCGACAACGATGAGACTATGGCATTAAACTTAGGCTTCAAAGGATTCACAAGAGGATACCAATTCTACAAGTCTGATTGGAAATACTTAAACGATGCTTCAATGCGTGGTGGTTTAGTAGGTGGAAAAATCAACGGTGTATTAGTACCTGCTGGTTCAACTACTGTATACGATCAAGTATTAGGTAAGAACGCTAAGAGACCATTCTTACATGTACGTTACCGTGCTAGTGAAATGGAGGACAGAAAGTACAAAACTTGGATTACTGGTTCTGCTGGTGGAGCAAGCACAAGTGACTTAGATGCAATGGAGGTAAACTTCTTATCTGAGAGAGCTTTATGTACTATGGGTGCAAATAACTTTTTCTTATTCAAGGGATAGTAAACTAAATAAGGAGGGAGGTCACTCTAATGTGGCTTCCTTTCTTTTTTTTATAATAAATTAAATCGATTAAAATGAAAAAACAAGAATTAAAAGACAGAATCTATAAACTAAAAGGTAACAAAGCTCCTTTATCGTTTATGTTGAATTCAAGGAATTCACAAAGAAATCCATTACTATACTTTGATGGAAAAAGAAACAAGCCTTTAAGGTATGCTAAAAATCAAGACACACCTTTTCAGGATGAGCAGGATGGCTACGCTATAGTTGAGCCAATTGTATTCGAGGATGGAATGTTATTTGTATCAAGAACAAACCCTGTACTCCAGGAGTTTTTGAATTACCACCCTGGGAACAATAAAATATACGTTGAGGTTGACAACGAGAAAGATGCAACCGTTGATGTTGAGAAATTAGATTACGAATTAGAAGCGCAAGTTGCGGCTAAGGATTTAGAGCTTGAAACTCTAGAAACAATAGCTCGTGTAGTGTTATCTATGAGCGTTGATAAGATGACATCAGCAGAGATTAAGAGAGATGTTAGGTTATTCGCTAAGAGGTATCCAAAGGATTTCTTAGAGTCTTTAAATGATCCGTTACTTGTTATTCAAAATAAGTGTGCTAAGTTCTTTGATGAGAGACTTATTACTATGAGAAACAAGAACAAGGATGTTTACTTTAATCTTCCTAACAATAAGAAGAAAATACTTACAGTTCCATTTGGTGAGAATGTATTGAACACATTATCTGTTTGGATGCAAACTGACGACGGTATTGAAACACTTAGGTTACTCGAGGGTAAGCTAGAGGATTAATTATTAACACATAACTAAAAATAAGCACTTGATATTCGGGTGCTTTTTTTTTAGTATTTTTGTATAAATTTTTTTTGTATGATTAACAGCGTAAGGAACACTGTACTTGCCATAGCTAACAAGCAAAATTATGGTTATATAACTCCATCTGATTTTAACTTATACGCTAAGCAGGCGCAGTTAGATATATTTGAGGATTACTTTTATAGATACAACCAATGGATTGTTAGACAAAATGCTAGACAGTCAGGTAGTGAGTATGCTGATATTGTAAAAAACCTAGAGGAAGCTATAGATATATTTTCTGTTGTAAATACTTTAACTGGTACTGCCAATGTTTTTGACGTACCTGCAGATTATTACTTATTAAATGTTATAAGGTACAACAATAGAGAGGTTGACAAGGTATCGAATTCAAAGATACTTAACCTTAATGCATCTAACTTAACAGCACCTAGTTTATTAAACCCGGCTTACGTTTTAAATGGTCAAGAGATAACAGTATACCCTGACACAATAATAACAGGGGTTTCTGCTCAATACATAAGAAAACCTTTAGACCCTAAGTGGACGTTTGTTTCTTTAGTTGGTGGTGAGCCTATGTTCGACCAATCGAATTCAGATTATCAAGACTTTGAGTTACCAAGTGGGGATGAACCATCATTAGTGGCTAAAATACTTCAGTATGCTGGTATATCTATACGAGAAGCAGACTTATACACAGCGGGAACTGCAATGGAACAAAAAGAAGATCAAAAAGAAGGTTAATAAATGGCGTACTTAACAGGATATCAGTATTACGAGAATAGCGGTAACACTCCGGAGGATGAGAACTGGGGGTCTTACCAATATGTTTCTCTACAAGACATAGTAAATAACTTTATGTTAATGTATGTAGGGAACGACAAGTTGGTTAACAACATACCAAAATATAATGTATTGTTTCACGCTAAGCGAGGTATTCAAGAGTTGAACTACGACGCTATGAAGGAGACTAAGATTCTAGAGCTTACGGTTTGTGAAGATCTTAAAATAGTGTTACCTAATAACTACGTTAATTGGGTTAGAATATCACTATACAAGGATGGTTTATTACAACCACTAAGTGAGAACATACAAACAAACTACGCAACAAGTTATTTACAAGATAACGATTGTAGAGTTCTTTTTGATGAAGAAGGAAATGTACTAGAGGGTACATCTACTTTGGATTACGATAGAATTACAGGCAATAAAAAATCAATATACTTAGGTACAGGGACGCAGAATGGAAACTCAGGATATCTTATAGACGGTGATTGGTACTTCAACTATGCAGTTGGTGCTAGGTATGGTCTAAATACGGAAACAGCAAACTCTAACCCTACGTTTAAAGTAGATAAGGCAGGTGGTGTTATTAACTTTAGTTCTGAAATGTCAGACCAAACTGTAATAATAGAATATGTATCTGATGGAATGGAAGGTGGTGATGAATCAAAGGTTAATGTAAACAAGCTTTTTGAGGATTATATTTACGCATACATAAAGTACGCAATACTTAACAGCAAGACAGGTGTTCAAGAATACATAGTTAACAGAGCTAGAAAAGACAAGTCTTCATTATTAAGAAACGCTAAAATTAGACTCAGTAACATACATCCAGGAAGGTTGCTTATGAACCTAAGAGGTCAGAATAAGTGGATAAAGTAGTATGAATATAAATAAGAACTTTGTAGGCTCTAAGATGAACAAGAGCTTAGACGAGAGGCTCATACCTAAGGGTGATTATATTGACGCAATGAATATACGTGTGTCCTCTTCTGAGGATGGGCAGGCTGGTTCTGCAGAAAACGTTAAAGGTAACACCCAGCTTACAATATTAGAAAATATCACAAGGAGCGCTGTATGTATAGGGGTTTTTGAAGACGGTATCAATGAAACTATTTATTGGTTTGTTGCGGACACCAACGCAGACATGATAGTATCATATGATGAGCGAAATGGCACAACAAGGTATCACATAGTTGATAGCGCAGGGGTTCTTAATTTTAGTAAAGACCATTTAATGAATGGGGTAAACCTTATTGAGGACTTACTATTTTTTACAGACAACTACAATCCACCTAGAAGAATAAACATAAACAGGTCTTATCCTGACTTAACAGCAGAAGACTTACTAGTTATAGTTAAGCCACCAACATCAGCACCGACCTTAGTTTTAAGTGAGACAGATGGTGATGAGAATTACATGGAGGATAAGTTTATAAGGTTCTCTTACAGATACAAATATAAAGATGGAGAATATTCAGCACTTTCTGAGTTCTCATCTCTTGCCTTTGTTCCGGGTAACTTTGATATAGATTACTCTACATTTGATATGACGGGTATGCAGAATACCATAAACAATGCTACCGTTGGTTTCAATACTGGTGGGGACAATGTTGTTGGTGTCGATGTGTGTTTTAAGACATCTACATCTAATGTGGTGTTTGTTATAGAAAAGTTTGACAAAGACGATAGTGGTTGGAATGATAACGCAGACGTTTCAATTGTTTTTAACAATAAGAAAATATACACAGCTTTATTAGAGGCTGAGATACTAAGGCTCTATGACAACGTACCTAAGTTGGCTAAGGCACAAACCACAATGGGTAATCGTATTATATACGGTAACTACGTTGATGGATATGACATAGACGAAAATATAGACTACGACTTAGAGTTAAACAGTGAAGATATAGGGTTTAATGAGTTAGATTCAAATCGTAATGATGGAGCACCTTATTTAGGATACATAGACCCTGTCGATGCGGTTGTAGTTGATTCAAATGTTACTATAGACTTAACTGATATTGATCTTATTGAGGGCGCTACAATATACATAGACTTTAATATTGCTCACAATAAATTCTCAGGAGATCCATCTTATGTAAATGGAACAGAGGTTGAAAACTCTTTTGAAAATCAGTTTGTTTTTAATTTGCCTAGAGACTATTCTAGTGCTTTTGATTTAGCAACAAGTGATGAGTTTGTAGAGGCTATACAATCTGATGAGGATTGGTCTTTAACACAACGCTTTTTAGACTCAATAATATTAAACACAGATAACCTTTGGCAATTAAGAAGTACGCCTTCGTTTTTAGGTTTTGATGATTTTAGAATAACAAACACATTTGATACAATAAGTTTACAGATTCCTGTGGTACAATACGAATTAGTAGCGTCTCCAGGAGCTCCATTTGCTTATGAGTATTTTAATTACGCAGCTGTTAGTGCTTTTTTCGTTGAAATAGGCTCAAGAGAGAGTTTACACAGTAATAGAGATTATGAGGTTGGTATTGTTTATATGGATGACTTCTCTAGAGCTTCAACCGCTTTAGTTTGCCAAAACAATACAGTGATGGTTCCTGCGTCTGTTTCAGATCAAAAAAACACTATAACGGCTACTATAAAGAATTTAGCACCATCTTGGGCTACTAGGTACAGGTTTGTAATGAAACCTAATAAGGAGAATTATGAAACAGTTTACAGTAATTTGTACTTTTTCGATTCATTAGAAACTGCTTGGTGGGTTAAACTTGAGGGTGATAACATATCTAAGGTTACAGTGGGAGATAGGCTTCTTGTAAAATCTGACTCAGGGGGGGCTGTAAATGATGATATAAAAACAAAAGTTTTAGAGCTAAAAACTCAAGAAGAAAACTTTATTGATCCAGCTAATGTAACTACTCAAAAAGAACCATCTGGAGTGTATATGAAGCTTCGACCTAAAGATTATAGTATACAATCTATAGAGGATGCTCTAATAACGAGAGGTACTATTACTAAATACGGTAATTACCCTTTGGTTGCGTATGGTACATATTTAGATGACCCTGAAAATCCAGGCACATGGGAAGAGTATAATATCCCCGCTGGGAGCAAAGTAAAAATAGGATTTAGAGATTGGAGAGATGGTGGAAGATTAGGCAGAGATTATAGGTTTTCAAAAGAATATACGGCTGGTAATGATTACGACACGTTTTATGACTTTATTTTAGGTGAAAATGTTGATTTTTCTGTACCTACGTCCACACCTACATCAGGGAGTGGAGTAAATAATCCTACTGCTGTTTTTTTACCTGAAATAAATGAAGGAATATTTCTATCTAACGGTGTACCTTTTATAGACGCAGGTGAAGTACCTGATGGAATAAATGGAGTGGCTCAAATTCAGTACTACAGAAACCCTAGTATACCAGGTATAGGAATATTAACTTTTAAAAGTGGTAATAAAGATTCAGGCACAAGAAGAGGTAAGATAGAGGCTAGAATAGAGGTTATAAGGTCAGGAAATATGTTAATATTCGAGACTGAAGCTATTGAAGCTGACCCTGTAACATACTACGAAAGCTCTGAGAGTTTTGATATTGTTGACCAATTCCATAAGGGGAATGTTCAAAATCAAGACGCGTCTAATGATGCTATTGTAGACTTAGACTTCTTTAACTGTTACTCATTCGGTAATGGTGCTGAGAGTTATAAAATAAATGACGGACTAGCTGACCCTGGTTTTTTAATGGGGGAAAGAGTTACAGCCGTTGCTGAGGAAGACTATAAGGAGGCTCATAGATATGCAGACTTAACTTATAGCGGTGTATACAATGAAGAATCTAATGTAAATAAATTAAACGAATTTAACTTAGGACTTGTTAATTATAAACCATTAGAAAAAATATTTGGACCAATACAAAAGATACACGCTAGACAGACTGACGTACTTGTTTTACAAGAAGACAAAATATCTTACGTACTTAGTGGTAAGAATTTACTTTCTGATGCTGCGGCTGGTGGAGCTATTTTTAGTACTCCTGAGGTTTTAGGCACACAAATATCAAGGCTAGAAGAGAATGGAATAAGTAACAACCCTGAAAGCTTTGCTGTCTATGGTTATGACATATTTTTTACAGACGCCAAAAGAAACGCTGTACTTAATCTAAAAGGTTCAGGGTATCAGAACGATCAACTATCTGTTATTTCTAATGCAATGATGAGGTCTTGGTTTAGGGATATGTTTAGCGATAACTTCAATACATTTAAGCTAGGTGGTTACGACCCTTATCATAATGAGTACATACTTTCTAATACAGAAAGAGAGGCTATTGATGTGGTACAAGAAATAGGATGCGGAACTGTTATATCTCAAGAAACTTCTAACGACGTGGTTACATACAATGTATTACTGAATGAAGGAACTGGGGATGTAGATATAGACTATGAGTTTTTAGTAGGCTCTGCTACGGTTGTAGTGTCGTACAATAATGTTGACGTTATAGACCAAAGTATATCAGGAACAGGCACTGTTACGTTTACTAAATCAGAGTTACTTATAAGTGACTACACTATAACAATTACACCTACAGATGCAACATACAGCATGACACTTGGTTGCGCTGACACAGGAGAAGA